GAAACCCTGCTGAGGGAACTGTGTTATCTGATAGGTTCGAAGTTATCAGCGAAGTACTTAGCCGCAACCAACCACATGTCGTCATGATCGGCTGGGTTGCGGGCGATCATATCACCTTCCTTTGGTGATCCAGACGCAACGTCCGGGGCTGAGATGCTGACGCCGTACATGTCATCATCTTTAGACCAAGGTCGAAGCTCAGCGATTTGCTTGCGCCGGTATTGAGTGAACTCTGTCATGTTAGCTCACCCGAGCGGTTGAGCCGACCTTTGAAAACACCCGCTTACCATCGTCGGATGCTTCGTGTTTGATGTTGATGATCACTTCGGAGTTCGGTACGTCGTCGAGGCCTTCGGCAAGGGACTTCCCGGTCAGGTCCACACCACAGTTGATCAGGAACTCCTTCAGCATGTTGGCGGATTTGTCCGTGATGTAGAAGGTGTTGTCCACTTCTTGCCCAGAGATGGCTTCGCCATCGACTTGGAACTCAGCGAGGGCATCCGGGTCCACATCATCCAAAGGAGCGATGATCTTGTGAGTGAACTTCAGAAAGGGAGTTTTCTTCTTTGAGGACTCCCCCTGTTCCGGCAGCCCTACCACAATCGTGTGGTAGCTGCCCATCGGCAGGGTCGGCATGGGTTTGATTTCTTCAGAAGGACGGTTCAGGATGTCTTGGAAATTAGCCATTTGGTCACGCTTTCGTAAGTTAGAAGGGGATGTCGTCGTCTGTAAGGGTAGCTCTAGCTGGCCATTGGCGGGGCCATTGCGTCTCCTTTTCTTGCTCTTCCCGGAACTTCCGGATTTCTTCATGAAGCGAGTTCTCGATGGCCAAGGAACATTCTCCGACTCCCGGGACACGAGATAACGCCTCAAGGGCGATGGATAGGTTCTTGATTCTAAGGGTTGCATCCATCATCGCCACGTAACTGCTTTAACCGCCCACATCTGCGCAGCTTGCGCTTCGGTAATGGCGATAGAACATAGCCGTACCATTTCAGGGTTGTCTCCGCGGGCGATATAGCCTTTGCGGAAGTCATCCATGTGGTCGATGATCTTCGCATATAGAGTCTTCAGTTCGTGGACATCTCCCATTCCCGAAGGATTGAAAGAAAGGCCAACTGCCTTTTCGCCAAAGGTCTGCTGTTGTTCGGTTGGCATTAAACTCTCCTCTGTAACGTTACCGCCTTCGGTCTCACCTGTGGTGCGGCGGGCACAGGTGCTATCACGGCGGGTTTGCCGCGTAGGGTTTGGAAGATCGTCGCTAGGCCATCATCCGCGGGGAGGGTCTTTGCCTCCACTTTGGCCGGCATAGCGAGATCTATCATTACATCACTTTCGAGTTGCAAGGTGCGCTTCCCGGCAAGGTTCTTCAATCTGATATAGACAGGGAAGTATTGTGGGATCTTAGGCGAGAGCTTCTGTCCCACTCCTTGCGGGAAGATCTTCGAAGTCTTATCCGGCAACTCCATATACTGCCCGTGGCACACCACGATGACGTTGGTCTGGAAGGTCTTTGAGGTGAGATTGGAAAGAACCATCTCCACTGCGTCTTGGGCCTGACCATAGATGGCGCGACCGTCCACTTCCCCTGACTTTCCTGCCTTTGCTATGGATTGATGAAAGTCATAAGCCGCATCGCATAGCCGCGACAGGGAGTCGACGACAAGGATACAATCCGGCCCCCACTCCTTAGGTTTCCCTAGATCGATGTCGTCATACTTCCAGTTATCCAGCATCTTCATTGCATTCACAAAGGCCTTAGCTGCGCCGTCGAGGACCATCCCGGTTGGCCCAGCTTTGTAGTCGTCCCGTAAGGTACGGAACTCCACGCTGTCGAGTTGCTTGGGACATTCCACAAGGAGCTTTTCCTTCAACGAATCGAGGAGGTTGTCGAAATCCAAGATACGGAGCTTGTAGCCGGCCTTAACGAGAGACCAAAGCGCGGTGGTCTTGCCGGACTTGGAGTCACCAAGGAACAGAACCTTAGTGAATTGATTAGACTGATGTTGATCTAGGCTTGGCAAGGAGCACCTCCGTGTAAAGTGTTAACAGGTCCCCATCCCTTAGATCATACATACTGGTTTGGCATGAAATGCGGATGGTAGTGGGAGAGCCATATTCGGAACCGAAGCTAAGAGTGAAGTGATTTGGGCCTCGGTCAGTGATACGGGCCTTTAGGAGGGGCAGGATTGCCCTCATCTGGCCTTTAGTGGATTCCATCTCTCATCCTCCGGTAGTTGTATGAAATCTGACTTCAAGTAATGCTCTCGCACGGAAGGGTTCTTGGAACACACGTCGCGGAACCTGCACCCCCCATACTTGTCACAACTCATATCATTCATCGGCCAATGCCCTGCTTCCGCGAAGCTCTCAGCCGCGTTTAGGTGGTACTCGAGATCGTTAAGCCACTCGTCGATGAGATCATCGCTTCGATAGGTAAACCCCCTCACGAATTTAGAAGTGAACTTCTCCAGCCCTATCTGTGCCCCCTCAATCACAACCCCTTTCACCTCCATATCCATCACTACCTTCCCGGCGAAGGTGTAGAGGGTCATTTGGTTGTTAGGGGCGAATTGGTTGAACCAGTAATCGCTGAGGGTGGTGGTGGTGGTTTTGTGGTCGATGACCATGATGTTATCGTTCATCGAAACGACCCGGTCGAGGTGGCCGCAGAGGATGTAAGGCTGTGCTACTCTAGGCACAGCCGTGCCTGCATCTCTCATACAAATTTGCAGGTCCTTATCGTGTTCAAGTCCAGGAAATATAGTACCTTCTTGGCTTTTAGGCCCGAAGTCGAGTTCGAACTTGAAGGTCAACTCCACCGCCGGTTTGCCATTCTCTAAGATGATGGTTTCCGCGGCGTCCTTACGATAGTTATCGAAATAATCCACCACGAGTTGAACCAACGTACGCGGGTTCTTATACGATCCAGCTTTAGTCCCTGTGTCCGGGTCCCAATCTCTGATACGGATAAGTAACAGCCTGATGGTTTCCCTAAGAGCATCCTCGTATTGATGACCACTGGCTCGGAAGTTTTCGAAGTCTTGGATAGCGGCATGATACTCCCCTCCAAAGCGAAGATGGATGGATTCGTCCTTGGCGATGTAGCCGCAGATCATGTGGTAGTAGTAAAGACGGGGGCATGTTTTGAGGTAACCGAGGGAGGTAGAGTCCCAAGCGTATTGGATGAAGGTTCCGGAAAGGAAACAAGAGGGAGCCGGCATGGCTATGACTTCGTTCATCAACGTGGTCCTATCCAAGAAATGGCGTTCATGTTAAACCAATAGATTGAGCCATCACTATGATCAGTGATGCGCAAGAAGCCGCCAATTGGAATGTGATTTTCAAGACTAAAGTTCTTGCTGATATAGACAGGTCCCTGATCTGTCTGAACCACATAGATCTTGTCTGTGTATGTATCTACAATCGACATCAAAGCCTCCTAATGAAGCCCTTCACGGGCGGTTTTGGAGCCGGGCCTAGAGCACTCTTGACTGGAACCACTACTGGCTTCTGGATCTTTCCGAGAAGAGCCTTAATATCCACCGCTGGGGTTTCGCCCGTGGCCTTCTTCGTCCGGCCTCCGGCCTCCCGCACCATTCGTTGCTTGCGTTGGTAGGCGATGATCTTGTCGAGGTCTTGCTTGGTGAGGTCGAGGGGATCGAGGGACATTAACGCAGTGAGATCTGTTGGGGGTTCAGGGATGTCGGTCATAGGTCATACTTTCTCAGCAACCATTTCAACCATTTTGGTGCATTTCTGCGCCGTTCAAAATAGCTCACGAAGTTATCAATGGTCTGTACGAAGTCTACGTTAGGGCTCTCCTTGTAAACGCAAGTCAATCTTTCCTTCATCCAGCACAGATACATTGTATCGCCGGAGGCTCTAGCACATAAGTAAGTGTCCATCTGAGTCATTTAGATAACTCCGTTGTTTTCTTCGCGATGAATAACACGTTAGGCGGGTTCGGCTGGAAGATCATCAAGTTGTCGAAGCCTCCCGATTGCTTGCGGCACTCATAGAGAGCATTTATCAAAAGCCGCTTGTCATCCTCGCTGGCACATTCTACGAGAAGCCCGAACTCTTCCGCTGCGGCCTCTTCCCAGAAGTTCAGATAAGAGAGAGGGTCGGCTTTAGTTGCCATCAATCCAACTCACTCAAAAGCTCAACCGAAGATGGATCAAGACTGGTGCGTTCCGCGTAAACCCACCACGCCCCATCTGTATCCTCTCTGAGCTTTAGCTGCAAAGGGTCATACTCCGAAGAGCCCCAAAGAGGCATGTTTGGTTCATGCACCTTCTTGTTCTCCTCTCGGTGCAGGACCCGAGCTTTATTACAGCGCAGGCGGAAGTAATGCGCATCGGCGTAAGCGCCAAGAAACACTCTTCCTCCCTTAGGGTCATCGACGACCCTTTCGAAGAAATCCAAACAATCCTGATAGCTTTGTAGAGAGGTAGGGAGGGACATTTCATTCACCATTCTATCTGTTCAGAGTCGATCTCTGTTAGCCTGTCGCTAGAGCGGGTGCTTATAACGTAGT